CCACTTTTGGAGATCACCACCGAATCCACATCCTACATCCAAAATACTGTCGCCTTCGCGGGTAGCCGATTGGATGAGGAGACGCTTAGACTCGTTATGGTACTTACGTATCTCCTCCATTTAATTTATATTAGCGTTTCTTTTTTAAATGGAGTTATAACCGAGACTTAATTCTCGGTACAGGACGTCATATCAATATAAAACCTATGTCCTTAGGTTTAATTTCTTCGTTAATTTTCCAATTCCAAAGGTAATAGTGATTGTAACCCGTACCTTCCATGAACTTGTGTTCACGAAGTTCATCGTCATCTACACCAACATTTACACAATTATATACATCGAAACCTCGGTTACGCGCCATGATTATAGCATCTTTTAAACAGTTACCTACGTTATAGAACGTGTATGCCTGTTTTATGGTTTCGCCACTCTGTTTATGTACATAATCCAAACTATAAAAAGTGGCGAATTGATCTTTTTCATCGCTCAGGTATGTGTATACGGTATCTTTACGTGGGAGAATCCAGTGTCTAACGTAAGATTCATCGATATTAAGTGAAAGTTTAAACTTTTTTAAATGTTCTTGTAACATTTTTGTAACTCTAGGTATATCATTTTCATTCATTTCCCTAAACTGTGACGTACCTATAATACGATATGATTGTTCTCTTGCGTCAGAAAACCGAAGTTTATTAAGTTTATTAACATTTATGAGTCTATGCCAATACGTGACTTTAGATATAGGTGTAGGTAAGTGTTTTACGACTGTATATACAGCTTGCCACCTATTTTGTAAATTCATACGCCTTTTGAGTTCGCCTATAAGAATGGGTGTAAATTTGGTATCTCTGAGATGCTTGGAAACACACAAAAAATTTATTTGAAGCATTTGAATTATTTTTTTATTAACACAAACGTCTAAAGGTATACCTGATATAAAAGCAATAAGTTTATTACTTTCATTTTCACGAATAGCAAGGTTCCATTCATCGCGGTACCCCGGTGGGTATAGTGTCCATTCAATTAAATCTTTAGAGTACCTGAATTCGAAAAAATCGTCTTGTATATAATTCTCTTTTAGAAATCCACATAATTCATATACAGTACACGAACCCCATTCATATCCTTCGGGTAAAGGGTTTTTTTCGTACCTAAGTTCTCTCGATGAATTAATTTCACCATCATTTTTAAAAACAACTTTATCTTGAGGAACAGGTTGTTTATTCCAGAATTCGTGCATTATATTACATATAATAGACTTAAAGTTTTTAAGCTTTGTTACTATATAAAACAATGTCAACTCTTGAACAGGACTACACGACCGTTCCCGGTCAATTATACGCATGCCTTTCCGTCATAGGACCGGAAGCACCCCAAAAGAACGATAAGTTTGGAATTAAGATCAGGGGTGCATTTAATTCCAGAGATGAGGCTGCATCGCACGCCAAGCGTCTTCAAAAAGAAGATGCGACATTTGATATTTACGTCGTTGATCTGTATAAATGGTTGTTAATCCCACCCGATCCGACAAAGATCGAAGACGTTCATTATACGAACGAAAAGCTCGAAGAACTTATGTCGGGATACAAAGAAAATCAATCACAAGCGGCACAAATGTTTGCGGAACGTAAACGTGACATGGTCGAAAGTGCATCGTCGTTTGCGAAGCCGGGTGATGAAAATTCGAAGTATTATACGAAACCTGATGAACCACCAATCAGTCATCCAGCCGAAGTTCTCGAACGCCTTCAAAAGGAAAAACCAAATACACCAATGGAAGAACTTGTTAAGGAAGCGGATGAAACCGTTGCTAAGGAAATTGAAGAAAGAAAAGAAAAGCGTGAAGCCGAGGCTAAAGTGGCTCTCGAAAAAGAGGCGGTTGATAAAGGGTTTAATTCGGTTGAAGCAATGCAAAAGTTCAACAATGAAAAGTCTGAATCATCTACGGAAGCTCAGGATACGAAAGGTGAAAGAGAAGTTGAGGAAGGCGAAGAGGTAGAATCTAAATAAATTTGTTATATAAATGTAAGAATGTTGAGTATTATACTAAATATAATCACCATAATTATTGTTTTAGCCATGGTCGGTTTATTTTTACGATTGTATGAAGATCGAAAAAGTAAATCGGGTACTAAAAATGTAAGTGCGTCTGATGTCGGACAAGATATACTAAAAGACCCACTCGTTGTAAGTCGTGCATATTTTACAGAACCTAAAATTGGTTCTATCGGTGATTTTGAAGGACAACAAACGTCCTCTGGATATTTGTGGATTAGAGGTAAACCTATCCAGGTCTAAGAATCACTGGTTGCATGGTCTTACCCATAAAAAACCCCAAAATAAATGATACGAATATAATGATATACGCCGTTTTATCTAAATTTGTAAATATATCTTCCTTTTGTGTTTGGTGTGGATACGGTTCGTAATACGGTTGCGGTGGCGGAAAATAATACTGATCGTTATTTTCCGGTTCTGATTTTGGTTCATCTAATTGATGATCTTCTTCTTCTTTACTCATGAAATCATCCGGATTATAGTTTATAGGTGTACCAACTTCAGCTTCCATTTATAAAATGTAAACCTATTTTTTTAAGCTCTATATTACTCATCTTCTTCCTCTTCCTCTTCCTCTTCGTCGACAACAAACCCTTTTAAATTACCGTTTTCGTCCATATCACTATCATCCTCTTCAAAATCATCCTCGTCATCTGTTTGAAGGAGATCAATTTCACTTTCTACTTCCGATTCAGTTTCATAATCGTCGTCAGAAAAATCATCTTCTGGAACATCTTCCAGTGGGTCTAAGCGTTCTGGAACCTTTGAGACTCTCCCTGAACGTGTGCGTGTAGAAACAATTGTTTTTGTCATTATAAAGTAAAGTATGTTTATTCTTTTAAATACATTACGCACTGTTAATTGATTCATTTATTAAAACAAGGCTAAATTCAGTGTTTATACTGTTCGCTAACGTATCTAACTCTTCTATAACACTCGTATCAGTAGAAACCGTATATAATGCGAGTTCTCGTAAGTTTTCTAATGAACGGTTTAATAATTTTTCCGAAACTTCTGTATGTGATTTATATTCTATAGCCATGTTTATGTTCGCTAAAAACTCCCTGTATAAAACTTCATTTAATCCCGAGTAGGGTAAAGTTTCACGTATGAGTTTAGTTATATGTTGTGTACCTGTATCTTTTTTTATTAAAGTTGATGCCAAATATACAACGAGTGCAATTAATATTACAGCTAACATTCTATAAAGTACTGACAATTTTATCTGTAAGATTATGTGCGCGACATTTACATTTACACACCTGATGTATTTGACTTTTAAGTATACTAAATGAAATTGTTTCTTTGCATGTATCACACGATTCCTTCGTCGTAACTGTATATTTCTTAACACCTTCGCGTTTGAGTGATTCTATTATAAACGTTTCCCTTTTGACGATATACTTTTTTATAAATTTTTCAAGTAAGTTCTGTTCTGGTTCTACAATGACTTTCTTTTTAGGTGTATACGTTTCAACTTTACCATCTTCGTAAAGAATGTCCGTTATTTTTTTAGAGAGTTGATGTCGTCTCCCCGAAAAATCCTTACAAAACCCATACTGTCTTAATACGTTCGTAGTCGAAAAACACTTTTGGGCTATAGTATCACCTACTATATGAAACCATACGTGGTTGGAATTATGATTACATTTTTTATTTTCACAATATTTAGAATTTGTCGAGACGAGAAACTGTTTGTTATATTTAAACATTTTAGTGATTGATGCGGTAGTTTGCCCTTCTACGTTTTTACGAACGAATGCTTCGACGAGTAAAATAGCCTCTTGGTTCTTGAACTCATTTTTAGTTTGTAATGTTGTAAATGTAGCTTCTTCACGAGTTCCTTCTATGATAACTGGTTCCATGTTTTGTGTACGTAAAGTTGCCATATGTAATATATCAACGGATGGTTTTTGTTCAGTTTTTTGTAACGTGGATGAAGGACCATGTTTGTACATAAATATTGGTAAATATTCACTTTGTGTTTCTTTACCGGTGTTATTACATAACTCACACCCTTGACCTGCACATGCTTCATGTTTTCCCTTTTTATGTGACCAAGGCATGCGGAACCCACTACCCTTTGTATTACGTGAATTATTACCGTATACTGAAATATCAACAATATCTTTCCAATCACGTGATCCGTACGCTAAGTTTAACGTATTTATAACATGATCTCTGAGACCCAATGCAGATGATCTATTTACAACAAACCCTGGCCAGTTTATATGTATACCCGTTTTTATGAGTGTATCGATAGGTTTAGGTTCGGCGACAGATATCAAAGCGTCTTTACCACCAAACTTTGAGACTTTGTCACATATGACTTTACACACACTCTTAATCTGTTCAAATGACATTTCTTCATCATCTTTATAATCAAGATCCATGAAAAAATTGTAATTTTCCGTTTTCTGTTCAACGACAAATATCTTTTCACCGGAGTTATACACTTCTACACATTTTTCGTAAAAGTCGTTCAATTTATCAAATGGCACGGAGAGGACACCACCGTCCATGAGCACATGTGATAAATCGGAGTTGTTAGCAAAACCTTGGTCTTTACACCAACGTTTAAACATACTTACCTATTAATCTATTTATTTTTTTATATTGTTTATTCGTCATCATACTCGTGACGCCAAATGGAGCGTCTATATGAGACTTCCGGATAATTTTCTTCTTCTGATAAACTTTTCTTTAAAACGAGGAGTTCATAGACTTTATCCTCTTTATGTAATTCAACGTACCTTTCCGCTCTTTCCAGTGTATATGCATGCCTTTCAATGAGAAGCTCTTGTATCTGAGATAAAATGTAGTTCTTAGACTTCATTATTTAATAGAGAAGGTTTTTCTATCGAGAGAAGTTACACACGCGTAAAATTCTGGGTTGTTAAGTACGTTCTTAACAATACGATCCCATTGTTTTTTCGTACTGAACTCCGAAAGTGTTTCAAAATTCATGAAATCATTTTCATCATGTGTTCTCTTGATGGGCTGTTTCTGAATCTTACGAAGATTCATTTTCTGTTTTTCATCGTTAAACTTTCTTATAAGTTCAGCCTGTTCCTGTATGGTATAGTTTACGAAAAACACGTAAACGTTATATTCAAGTTCCACTCCTGGACTTTCCGTTACTACAAACTTAAATTCTGTATATTCACCCTTTTTCAAAGAAACAACCCCCCTGGTTTCTTCTTCGAGTTCTCTCAAAGCACATCTAATGGGATTTGGAATCTCTCTTCGTCTACACCCCCCAGTGACGAAAATCCAATCTTTGAATCTTCGATCCCGGACAGTGAGAAATCGTGGTTTATCACCTATAAAAGTGACGGGGACTGCAATTGCTTTATATTTTTTCATTGCTTATTTGCAAGTTATAATTGAATAAGATGATTATTCTGAAGATTCTTCTTCACTCTCATCAACTTGGGTGTCTAAAACCTCATCTTTTTCTGTTTCTACATCTGGTATAGAATTCACTTGTGGTGGTCTGGATAAATGTGTCATGAGGTTTCCGTAAAATCCTTTCACATTATCCATTTCTGATTTCGTTTTGTTAAGTTCTCTGTACATGTACATTGTGGCAACAATACACATGAGCACGGCAACTATAGTCGCGGTATCGCGATCGAATGTAAACATTTTATATATAAAAATACGAGTTAATTTTTTAAGTTCCTATAATCGCACCCATGTGCGTTGTTTTTTCTGTTGGACACGGGTACCCCATTTTTCCAAATTGTATTTCCTGGTAATGTCCTTCTTTACACTCCGCATTCTGAGGAGGCTTTTCTGGTTTTTTACCAACTAAATGATCTAAAGTACCTGATTTTGGGTCATACGTTATAACAAAGACAAATGCTATGAGAAAAATTAATTGCCAAAACATTTATAAT